GTCTGCAATCTTAGCGTTTGTTATTGCATCTGCTGCTATTTTTGCGGTTGTTACATTTAAGTCAGCTATGTGAGCTGTGTCTACTGAACCATCTGTATAATGTTCCGAATCTATTGCATCATCGGCTATCTTAGCACCTGTAATTGCATCAGCAGCAATCATAGCTGTTTCTACTGCACCACTGGCAATAGTTACAGCACCACCTGAAGCAATACTAGCATCGCCACTTACTGCAACTTCTTCATAGCTAGTGCCATCACTTACTAAAATTTTTGCGGACGTTACATCAGGCATTATTAATTTGCCACCAACTGTAACATTATCATTAAAAGCAGCTGCTCCTGCAGCACTCATATCAAGAGTTAAAGCTGTAATAGCAGAACCACCATCATTACCTTGAAGTATCATATCCTTATCACTAACTAGAGATTTAATGGTTAAATTATCACTATCCATACTGACATGGCCTACATTAGTACTACCATCTTTAAAGATAACTTCCTCACCTGCTGCATCTAAAACAATATCTCCAGCTACATCTAAGGTTAAATCTCCTGAACTTAAGTCTATTTCAGTTCCGTCTATAGTTATGTCATCGACCGAAATACCTGCATCAACATCTAATGCTCCTGATAATGTTAAATTACCACTGGCATCTAATACAGTTGCTTTACTAGCTGGTAAACAACAAAATACAGTTTTTGCTCCTGAAGAAAAATCTACTACACTATCACTATTAGAACTAGATATGATTGTAGTACGAGCAAGGGTTGAGCTATCTGAAGATAAAGTACCTAAACCTACTTCAAATTCATCATTGAGTACAATACAGTAATAAGTTGTATTACTATTACCAATACCTACAGCAAAAGTTTCAAATCCAGAAACAGCTCCAGCGAAAGTAATTGTGCCAGTACCTGTAGTTGAGGTAGTTTCTTTAACTCTATCATTAAGAACAAGTGCCATTTATATCTCCTATTAAGCTATCCGTATAATGGCGTTTGAAGCATCTGCTGTCGGGAATACTACTGTAAAGTCCCCTGCTGTAGATGTTTTATCCCCACCAAAATCTAATACCGCCACAGCTTTATCACTTTGTGTATCATTATAAATTAATGCCCCACGAGCTGTAATAGTTGCTGTTGTCCATGTTTCATCACTAAAATCTAAGTACGCTGTAGTACTAGATGAAGTAGGAGTTACCGCTGTAAGTGCTTGACCTGTTGCTGTATATCCTGTGCCTGAAACTTCGTTTGATGATGTATATGCTGTGGTTGTAGCACCTAAAGTAGCTGATGAAGTATATAATGCCATTTTAAAAGTATCAGCAGTTGTGTCTCCACGAGCTACTGTTGTACTAAAAGCATGAATACCATTCAACAACTCAACTTTAAATGATGTACACATTGCTTGAGAGATTGCCATTTTTAAATCTCCAAAATTTTAGTTAGTTCTGAATGCCCCGCCTTACGCAGTTTATTCGCTGTTGTTGTATGATTAGACTTAATAGCCTGATTCATATAATGTATTAAAATTTTTCTAATACTATCTTTGTAAGCTAATGCTTGTTCTTTCAATAAAGGGTTAGCATCTTTACCTACATATATTATTTTAGCAAGAGCTAACTCTGCTATTTGCTCTACTGTCATACCTTGATATGATGTTGTCATCACATCATAATCCACACCTCTTACTACTTCTGCTTTATTTTCCACCTACTGGTACCCTCTCTTGTCCATTTCTATAAGAATCTCTTCTATTTTTACCTTCACCTAAATTTCTTAATAGCTGTATAGTCTCACTATATCTAGCTGTATATTGAGTTACTGTATCTGGGTCTTCTTTCATAAACGCAGCTGCTTCCAATAATGCACCATAAAACAATGCAGTATCGAAATTATCCCCCAACCAAGTATTACTAGCAGTAACAATAGTTTCTGGATAGTAATAATAATGTAGTTCAGCACTATAATTAGCATCTGGTGTAGGCCCTAAAATCATTGTGTTATCGTCAAATATAGCATAGTATTCAGGTATTCCATAGAACCCTGAATCAGTATCAGGGAAAGCTTCTCTTATAAAGTTAACATCTTTATTTACAAGAAAGCTATGCTCATTACTACTGTTTATAACAGATATACTAAAAGTTGATAACCAATCGCTAGGTAAAGCAAAATACTTATTTCCTGATGTCATAGTACCTGTAACATTTTTACGTAAATCAGGTAGCTGTACAGTATTATATATACGTTGCTCCGCATTCTTAATAAATGTATTTACATCAGTGGTAGTATACTCATTCTCTGTGTAAGATTGTATTGCTGCTACTAATTCAGTATAAGTCATTATTTATTCCTAGGTTGTTGTAACAGTAACCGACCCTACTTGGCCGCTACTCTTTAAATTATCTACTAATCCCTCTAATTGTAAAGGATTATTAAGCCCTACTGGGTCCCATCCATACTGAAAATTTCTTTGTGTATCTAAATTTTTATCAGGTCTTGGGTCTTTTACAGCTTGAGGATCATCTACAGGATACATACCTTGCATATTTTGTGGATGGTCTGGCTCCCAACATTCTTTACATACTTTAATATGTGTATCTTTTGTTTTTACATATAAGTTTTTTAAATCGTGTAGTTTATATTGAAACCCACATCTATCACATTCTGCAATCGTATGTTTTGCTGATGCATATTTTTGTCCCATAATCTACCCTTTCTTAGGTTTAGTATGTCCATATCCTTTCTTTTTCAATGCTAAATGTTTAGCATAAGAATCTGCTTTAGTAGCTTTACCAGTCTTTGGGTTATACATATTGTGAGCTTTAAAAGCTCTTTTTTTAGTGGGTTTCATCTTCATATATCTCTCCTATATACTTTGTCTTTTAGGTACAAGCCTTAAATCAGATTTCTCTCTATCTTCTGTTGAGGCTAACACCCATTGTTCTTCATACTCCTGTTTTAAAAACTGAGTTCTATCTCCTGCGTTAGGTATTTTTAAACTAAGATAGAAAGCTAATCCTGCTACTAAACAAGGTAAAAACCTAAATGGTATATCTTGGTTAGTAACCCCAGTACCTGCATCTTCAATTCTTTTTAATGCCCAATAAACAAAGGTATAAGTATTATCTTCAGGGACAGGCCATACACTAATAGTGGGTTGTGTTACTTGACGATTAATCCAAACTTGATTAGGCCTACCTGTAGAATTTTTATTAGGAATAACTCCATAAGAAGACGCTGATATTCTTGTAATATTTATATCTTCTTGGTTAGTTCCTGTGCCTGTCCTAATCACTTGTTCAAGTAAGTCAATAGTATCTGCAGGTAAATTATAAGTTATGGTGTCTTCAGTTAGAGAAACAGTACCTTCCTCAATAGTCCAAAGATTAATACCTCTATTAGCCCATTCTGCCATTAGTAAATTTAAACTACGGCGAGCTGTACGTAAGTCATAACCTGTACGCATTTCTGACCCACATCTTTCAAATGCTTCTTCAACTATTTGGTTTAAATCTAAGTTAAACGTTGCTGTTCCTGATGTCGCCATCTTAGCCTCCTAGATTATCCTTTTTTAGCTTTAGTATGACCACGCTTTGCAATACCATCACGAGGGCATTTTTTAACCATACTTCCTTTTTTACCATTGTATTTCTTAACAGTACCGCCAGCTTTACGTTGAGCAAATTTTGCCCCACGATTGCCCATTTTTGCTAAACGCCTTCTGGCCATCATTTTTCTATACTCTTCTTCCTGTTTTTTTGTACCTAACCCACCTGGAGGTGTACCACCTATTGTAGTGCCCTTCTTAATTTTACCTTCGCCTTTAGATAACTTACGAGCTGGTGTTAATCCTTTACTATCAATTTTAACAGGGCGTTTGTCCATATCTGCCCTTCTTTTCTTACTTGCCATAAATTTTGTATACTCAGGATTTTCCACCCATACAGGAATACCGCTACGCTTTTCTTTAATGAATTGTTTTGCTGGTGGTTGATTTTCAGGTCCACGTGATGTGTCTCCTACTTTTTTCAACCTCTGTCGAATAATTGCTTTCTTTAATTCCTCCTCTTTCTTTCTTTGTATTTCTTGCATT